CGGCGACCTCGACGATCTCGTACTGATCCTTGGTCAGGCCAGCCTGCTTGGCGGCGCGGTGGGCGGAGGATTTAACGGTGTAGAGTTTCATGATGTTGCTCCTGTCCTGGTTAATGATCCGAGGGACCCATTCCCCCTGACCATGATTGAATTATAGGGGACCCCGGATTGGCAGGCAACAGGTTAAGCGCCTTGGATCGATTGAATGTTCGAATCGAAAAGCGCCTTTTTAGAGGCAAACGGGATCAGAAGGGGATCTCCCCTAACCACTCGGGGCACCCCACCACCACTACGGTGAGCGGGGGCCGGGCGGCGAAGGTGGTGCACTGCTCCTCCTTTTTGTCCCAGTATTCGCAGTTGAGGCAGGTGGTCCAGTTCTGGGAGCGGATGATCTGCTCCTGGAACTCAATCCGCTGGGCTTGGTGCTGTTGTGGCTTCATATTCATAGCTGTTCTCCAGGTAGTCCGGCGGGACTGTCATCTTCGGCATATTGATAACTCATTATTTCAGGGTGCTTCTTGTTGATCCAGACCCGGATGTGGGTCGGGGTGCGGAGTTCGCCAAGGCGCTGGAAGGCGTCAGCGATGGTCTCGGGCGGTTGAGGATCAGTGGCCCGGTTACGCCACCAGTCCCGGGCCTTCTTGCGGGCGAAGCCCTCATGCTCAAGGCAGACCCATTCATCGAACATCCGCAGCCCGCAGTAGTAGCTGGCCCGGATGCTGGGCGGGCGCCCCTCCTTGCGGTGTTCGTTATAGACCACACGGTCCACCCGGAACAGCTCTACCTGCGGGAACTCCTGGCCGTCCCGGATCAGCGCCTCGGTCCCGGCGTGGAAGCCGAACTTGATGGACCGCGGGAACTCGAAGCCGCACTCCGGACAATGGGTCAGGCTGGCATGGCAATAGATGCCGCAGTTCTCGCAGATGCGGACCGGGGCCTGGCCCCCGCCCTTGCCCTTGCGCTTCGGAATGACCGGGTCGTTGATCGGGCCGAGGCGACGGGTATTGCCAGCGAAGTCCAGCACAAGGCAGTTGCGCTTCGGGCTGTTGATGATGGCGGCCAGCCGGCCCTCGGTGGTCTCCAGGTCAAAGCCGGGGGCGTAGAGTGGACGGGTGCCCCGCCCGAGCATCTGGACCCACAGCCCCGGCGACTGGGTCGGGCGAAGCATGACGATCAGGTCGATGGCTGGGAAGTCGAAGCCTGTGGTCAGAATGCCGTTGTTGACCATGGCCCGGTACTTGCCAGCCTTGTAGTCCGCCAGCCGTTGGTCCCGCTCCCCGTCACTCATCTTGGAATGGACGCAGGTGGCGGAGACCCCGAGGCTCTCCAGCATAGCGGCAACGTGGATGGCATGCTCCACCCCGGAGGCGAAGACCAGCCAGTGCTGACGGTCATGCCCCATCTCGAGGGCTTCCAGCAGGGCGGCATGGGTCACCTCGTCCCGGTCCACCGCCTCCTGCAGCTGCTTGAGGTTGTACTCACCCTGCTGGATCTTGACCCCCTCCACGTCCAGCTCCGTGCGGGTGGGCCGCGGAACCAGCGGGCAGAGGTAGCCTTCGGCCAGGAACCAATTGAAGGCCTCGAGGGTCGTCATGTCGACGCAGACGTCGGTAAAGAGCCCGCCCTCCTCGATCAGAAGGCCTTGCCCCATCCGGTAGTGTGTAGCGGTAAACCCGATCACCTTGAGGTAGGGGTTGACCTTCTTGAGGCCGTTGATGAATGCCTGATACATGGTATCCGCCTTCGGCGAAACCAGATGGCACTCGTCAATCAGCAAGAGGTCAACATGACCGAAGGTCTCCACCGCCTTGATAGCGGTGGCGATCCCGGCGTAGGTAATCGGGCAGTAGGCGTCCCGGCGCCCAAGCCCCGCGGAGAAGATGCCGGCGGGGGCGGTCGGCCAGATGGCCAGGAGCTTCTCGAAGTTCTGCTCGATTAGCTCCTTGACGTGGGTCAGCTTCATGACCCGCTGGCCGGGGTAGCGCTGGAAGGCCCGCTGAAGGAAACCGCCAATGACCACAGACTTACCGGTGCCGGTAGGCATAGCGACGACCGGGTTGCCTTCCCCGCCTTCTTCGAAGTAGCGGAAGATGGACTCGATCGCGTAGTCTTGGTAGTCGCGGAATTGCATTCTATTGCTTCGCCTTGATCAGAGGGTGGAGTTCGTAGTCGTCGCAGCCGCGGAGCTGGGCCTCCTTGGTCAGCTCCCACTGGTCATCGTGGTACCCCTGTTCTTTGAGAACCTCGATTACCTTCGGATTTTCACACACCCACTTCCCTCCATCAACAGGAGTAGACCAGCGGCAGGTCCGGCAGTTTTTCTCAGGCATGGCGGCTCCGTGGCAGACCGGGGAGAAGTCGCAGAACTTGCACTTGTACCAGCCCGGGCTGTTGTTGATCCGGGGCGGTGGTTCGACGGCGTCAATCACCATGGCGGAGCGGTCCAGGAACCGGTCATAGGTCACTTGGTCGAAGGCAACCAGCTCGGCGTAGAGCTCGTCATCATTCTTATTGACCGCCATGTAGAGCGCCCAGCGGAACCCGTTCTTGCCCATGTACATCTGCATCTGGACGTAGTGCTCGAACTTGGCCTCGCGGACGCCGTCCCCCTTCAGCTTCTGGAAGGACTTGTCGTTGTGGGTCTTGAACTCCCCGAGCACCGGCTCGTCCGGGATCTCCGGGATACCGAGGATGACACCGTCCATCCCGCCACCGAAGTGGCCCTTGTGACCCTTGATCCGGAACTGGTTGCCTTCCTCGTCAAATTGCCAGACGGTGCAGCCGATCATCAGGAGGAGGGCCACCATCCGGGGCTCCTCGAGGTGCCCGCGGTTGAAGAGCCGGATCATCCGGCCTTCGAAGCTGGGCTTGGTGGTCCAGCGGAAGGAGTACCATAGCTCCCGCGCACACTCGCGCCCGATCAGGGAGGCCCCGAGGTGCGAACGAAAGGCGTCCTCCTCGTCGCGGTAGGCGTCCTCAGCCTGTGGCATGAGGTGGCGAAGGTGCCGACGGAAGGCCGCGCCTTGGTCCCGCTCCAGGTGGGCGGCGATGGTGGCGAGGGTCTGGGTCGCGATACGAGGGGTATAGCTCATCAGTGTGCCGCCTCCAGGTGGGCCAGCGTCGTATCCGAAAGCTGGGCAAAGGTCAACAGGAATAGCTTGTAGGCGTCCTTCGGCGGCAGAGGGGCCTCGGGCTGGAGTCGCTGGAGCCCCTTAAACTCCATCGGCAGCGGGTGCCGCATGAGCTCCTCCCACTCCGTCCGCAGGGCGCGGTTGTCCATCTCCTTGATCAGTGGATGCTCGAAGCGGGCAACACCGAACCGGAAGGAGATGGCCTCCCAGACCCTAGCCTCCAGCTTCTTATAGTCTGGGAGGAGGGTCTTGATCGGGCGGGGGAGGTCCACCACATAGGCCTCCGTCGCGTCATGGAGGAGCCCGGCCAAGCGGAGCTCCGGAGGGAGCGCCATGGCGACCCGAACGCTGTGCTGGGCCACCGAATAGAACTCGCGCGTGTGGCCAGCAAACCGGCACAGGTTGCTCAGGCTATGGGCGATGTCCAGGATGCTGACGTCGTCCGAGGTTATCCGCTGGATGTCAATGGCGCGGCCGCTGGCGGTTGTTAAGTACATTGTTCTTTCTCCTTGCCTTCCGGCAGATTCTGATTACCAGCTCGCAGGTCGCCGCGTCGAACCAAGATATATGGCAAGCCCCCACTTCGATCCCAAGCTGTTCGGCCAACCACTGGTATGCCTGGCCCCGATTGATTTTACCGCGTTTCCAGATAGGGTCAAACTCCTCGTGCGCCTTTTTGCGCATCTGTCTCGTTGCTCGATCCGCCATCTTACCGAGTGGGATATCCGTCCCGGGATGGCAACCAACTGATGCCCCGCAATGGCCACAGAACCAGATCAGAGGCCAGTTGCCGATAGCCGCCCCGTACAGGACGGAGTTCTCCTCGAGGCTGACGGAGCGACTACGGCAGCTGTCACATGATAGAGGTCTGGGCAAGGGGTCCTTGATCCTATGCCTCACTCTGAGCCCCTCAGACCATGAAAAGGAACCCGCCGTGAGGCGGGTTCCAAAGTCGCCTGTTACTGGCGAGCCTGTGCCCAAGGCGGGGTCGGACCCGCAGCCGGGGCAGCCTGAGGGGCTTGCTGAGGGGCCGGCTGGGTAGCCTGCGCCGGGGCCTGCTGGCCCTGCATCCACGGGGGAGTCTGGGCACCGCCCTGCACCGGGGCCTGCTGGGGAGCGGGCTGCTGGAACTGGGGCTGCTGGGCCGGCTGCTGGAACTGCTGCGGAGCCGGGGCCTGCTGTGCCGGGGGCTGCTGCCACTGCTGTTGCGGCGCCTGCTGGGGCTGCTGGAAACCCTGCTGCGCCGGGGCCGCCGTGGTACCGGTCTCCTCGTTGATGTGCTTGACCGCCTTGATCTCGTTCGACGGGTCGTACTGGCCGGTCGAGTCGGTGCGGACGGAGACCCGGGCCTTCAGCGGGATACCGTGCAGCTGCTGGGAGTCCTGGACCTGGATGACCCCGGTGGCGTGGCAGTAGGCCGACAGGCGCTTGTAGGCGATCTCGGCGGCGACCGGGTTCTGGTTCTGGAGGTTGAGGCGGTCGAAGACCTGACGGCCGGCGTACTGGCCGTCCACCACCTTCAGCGACAGCTGGAGGTAGGCGCCCTGCCCGTTGCTGGTCGGCTTCATCTCCGACTCGACGATCATCATGTTGTACCAGCCGGCCGGGATGGGTTCGAAGGACTGTTGCGGGTCCACCTGGCGGGCGTCGAAGTTCAGTTGTGCCATGTTACATTGCTCCTAGGATTTTCGTGATCACGTGGTTGAGGTCCGGCGGTTCGATGG